ACCAACACGGATTCAGCACGCGCTACTGGCAATGTCGTCGTTCTTTACGATGATAATGTCGGTAACGTTGGATCTTTCGCTGAAACGCAAAACACTACTTATGATTTGAAAATGGAACTCGATGGATCAACCAATCTCGTTTTATCCATCAGGGCCAGCAACTCAGTTGGTAATTTACCGGCCGGTACCGGCTCTTATACCTCTATTGGTACGTCCACGACAGCGGTACCAGCCACCTATCATCTGCAGCATAACCTTAAAACACTAAATCCGAACACCGATTTGTTCATCGATGAAGTGTACATTACAAACGATGGAACGTTTTCGCCTACGGCACCGTCTGGAGTATCTGCCGCAGGAACGGACACAGACGAAATAACCGTAAGTTTTACCGATAACGGCACAGCCATTTCAGAAACCGGCATCAAAGTAGAGAGATCTATAAATAATGTCACTTTTACTCAAGTCGGAACTGTCGCTCAGGGTGTTGGCGCGTATGTAGACACTGGGCTCGATCCAGCGACAAAATACTATTACAAAATTCGTGGTTACATCACGATTGACGCAACCGATTACAACTCGGCCTATTCTTCGACAGTTAACGCGACGACACTGCCAAACACGCCATCGGATCTCGAAGCGACGGCGATCTCTACAACTGAAATCGATCTAGAGTGGGTGAGTAATAACAGTAACGTAGAAGATAGCAGCACACTCTTTGCGAGTACCGGGTGGACAGTAACCGGCGGCACGGCTGTTTTTGCAAGTCCAACTGGGTGTACCTTTACGAAAGCAGAAGCCTCTGGCTTTACGGATGGCGTCACTCGAACGGCCTCAACCATTCTATTTCCTGGCGATGTTATTACGGTTAACTGGAAGTTAGACGGCGCTATAGGGAATCTAGATCAATCAGCCATTTGGTTGCGCACTGTGAATGATCCAACGTCATCGTCAGGCGAAGGTATTGGCTTTAGAATAAATGATTATACGGGTACGCCAGGAGTTGGTAGTTCTGGCGCATTAACGGCGATGACCGAGGTTGCTCACTTAAATGCAACCCAAGGAGTCACCTATAACTTAAAATGGTTTTGTGATCCTGCCGATAATAAGGTCTATTTATTGGCTAAGGTATCTACTGATTCAAACTATACGGCCATTGCGCACACGAACGCTGCTTTTGCGGCCACAGCGTTTTACTTCATGTTCCAGCCATATACGATCACGTCCGTTCAATCTTATTTGGCTTTTGTTTGGTCGCGGGAAGATATTGACGGCTTCAAGATCGATCGAAGTTTAACGAGTGGCTCTGGCTTCTCAGAAATAGATACGACGGCTTCCAATGTTGTTACCTTTTCCGATAGCGGTCTAGATCCTGGCACAACGTACTACTACAAGGTTAGGGCCTATAAGGGTGCGGTAAACTCAGCCTATAGCAACGAAGCCAACGCGACGACAGATTCGCCACCGTCAACAGGCGGAGATGCAATAGGCCTAATGTTGGATATATTGGACTAATGCCTATCGCTGATTCAATACTTGAAATATTGGCGGCCATTGCCAAGGTGGTAGAGAAGAAAACCTTAACACGCGCTCAAGCGGCGAAAGTGAGGTGGCGTGAGTGGAAAAAAAAGATCCTTCATCGATATACGAAAATGAAAGATCATTCAGAATAATCGTCATCATTTGCGCATCGATCTGGCTTTTGGCTTATTGCCTTTGTGGTTGTGTGAAGAAAGTTTACCTGCCTGAGAACGCAGCCTATTACCGCGCTAAGTTACTTGCTTGTATGGCTGAAAAGGATCAATGCAAAAAGGATGTTTTGGATTGCGTGGAAAAATGCGATGAATTGGAACTCTACGTACCAAGTTCAACGGCGGAAAGCACGTTCGCTATCCAGCCTTCGCCTTAGCATATAATTCTCGTGGATGAGAAAAGCCGTAATCTCTTCCAAGCATTCTTTTGATGTAGAAGTTGAGAGATGATGCATAGACTCGTGAACAATATCAGACGGAAAGTAAGAACGGTAATAAATAACACCACTAGAGTACCGAGAATGGCCTCCAGGAACAAAAACCGGAGGCGCCTCATTAAATTCACACAGTTCCTTCACCTTATAGGGCAAGCGGTCAATCTGGCTTTGCGTCACCTTGTAAAAATGCTTCTCCGTATTCGTCCGATACCAATGGCACGCTGAAGAGGCTTGGCAGAGAAGCAAGATTGCTAACAATCGCCAGTAAGAATTTAGTGAGATCTTTTGCTCTGATTGTGAGCAACCATTCAGTGTGGTTTTTCCGGTGAGCAACAAGCGGGATATTGCCTCCACACTCTCGCTTAGCCTGCTCCATAGCCTCATGCAAGTTTAAATGCTCTCGGTGTTTCACTTCAATATGGATGCCGTCTAAACCAACCACGTCAGGGCTTTCAGGTGTTCCTGAATATTGCATGCCACGGCGACATTTAAAGCCAAAGGTATCGCACATGAAGTGAGCAAAGGCGAGCTCAGCAACCTTACCTTTGCGTTTAGAATTTATTTTTCCCACGTTAGTCTGGCCTTATCGCAACAGTGATAACAGGTCCACCGTCAATACAATGGATGATGTTAGCCTCACACGGCTCAATGTTTGGTCTCAGCACAACCATGATGTAGGCTTCTTTGCCTAGTATTTCATCTTTAATGCGATCAAGATCACTGAGGCTAGGCGCCGGTAAGCCAGCATAGCCCACTTTAATCTCCGCCCAGTTTAAACCTTGAAAGTTAATGATGCGAAAGAGAATGTGGTAATTCTCAGGGCGCTTAACTGCTTGAAAACCGATTTGAGAAGTATCGCTTACTTGGTAGAGCCGATTGGTTTTCACGCGCACCATGACGCGCTGCAGGAAATTCTGCACCGGAATGGATTTTTCTTTTTTACTGGCGCGCATTGCGAAGCCTTGAAGACGACCAGAAAAACCCATTCTTTTTGTAGCGAGTACATTTCGAATCATGTTATAACCTCCGTAATTGGATACTAATAGATTATGTTTTGTGAGTATTGCCTGGGACGCCAATAGCGAAACAAATATATCTGGCTACCGGATTCATCATGGAACCAACTCCCGCCAATATTCTGATATTAAATCTGTTGGCAAGGTAACCCAAGCAACGATAAATGGCCTCAGATGGGGCCAATCGTACTACTTCGCTGCAACCGCCTTTAACAGGGAATGCTTGGAATCCGATTACTCGTCGGAGATTTCTTTCACTCATACAAACACAATAACCCTTGATTTGCCGCTTTTGCCGGCGCAGATTCTTTCAACTCATTTAACGAGAGAGATTGATACGCCTGGTTGTGCGCCTTCATTTTACTTTGATCTTCACTTTCAAGGCCGTCCTGGGCAAACCTATGAAGTTCAGAAAAAAGGCGCATCTGGCACATGGGAAACGCTAGAATCCTATTATGTTCTCCATGGTTCAAAGATTACCGATCTCATTCCTATTACGTTTTCTCTTCGTTACCCGTGGCCCGGTGTTCCGCAAATGGAATGGTTCCGAGTTGAAACTAAGCCCTAGCGCGCTTTGGCTATCAATACAGAATGCTACGACCTGTATTTCCTCCCGCCCATTTAACTAGCCCTTTGGTATCCACCTGCATATCTGCTTAGGTTGCCAGCACCAAAGCGCGCTAAGTTCTATGCGAATATTCTTACTAAACTGATAACTGCGATCAGGGCGCCTGCAACGTATTGAATTGGCGGCCAGAAACCTTTCAATAACAAGTACGATCCTGCACTAATCCAACAGATTTCACTCCAATGCTGTAACATGTTCAATCCTCCTTAAAGAATAAATCAATCCATTCCTGCGGATTAATCTGATACTCGCCTTTGCTGTGGCGCCTAAAGATCTTTTTATACCAAGGTTCGGCATGTTCAAGTTTTATAATGCCCGTAGCGCCCATTATAAGTAACTCAATCTTTCGCCGGTAGGGTAGTGTGAAAAATTCAGATGGCAAGAAAACCTGCTTTTTCGTGACAACCAATTCGTTTGCTGTGCCAACATCTTTAGGTTGTATGTAGAAGATACACTTAGCCAGGCGGTCTGTAAGCCACACGAATTCCGGCCCTTTTTTGTCCATGTCATCGAGTAATCTTACGAGATCCTCTTTGCTTGAGCGAGGGTGCGAAATGCGTATCGGAATGCGGTAGCGCTTGGCTTTTCGCCAGAGGATGGGAATATGAAACCTTTGCGGATAAAGGCGCAATCATAGCGGTTATACCATATCCTCAGAAGGCGGCTCAATTTTAACTTCGGGCTTTTTAAGCAAGCGATCAACATAGCGCGTCAATGCTTGGTAAACTTCCGGCTCAAGGTAAATCGTGTTCGATGGGCCGTACCCGTTTTCAGTAGTAAGGCAGATCATGCCGCGCTCAAGGCACGCATAAACGCTATCGCCCAAATAAACCTTTTTATTATTTTCGCTCATCAAATATTTCCTTCCAAATCTTTTCGGCATACTCTGTGAATGCTTCACGTTTAATCACGCGGCGAGTTAATTCTCTGAATGCCTCGGCATCTGATTCGGTAAGGAAAAACCCAGGAATTTTAAAATCATCATCACCGCGCCAGGTTCCTGTTGTTAGATAAGATCTTGGATATCCATATATTTTAAGAAATGGCAGCGGTTTCTTATTCATCTTTCAATGCCTCTTGTGCTATGAGAAACGGCCTATCGTTTTCTTCATCAGAAGCATCTTTGCTGCCAAAGATATTAAACGGTGATCCTGCCATGAAAACACTCCAATTATCCTTATTCGCATAAACCTTAAGCGCCTTCTCCAACTTGGCTACGCGGACACGGAGTTGATCATATAAATTGATGCCATCTATGATTCGCTTTAAATTCATATCTTCAAAACCTGGGCACTTCTTCAAGAGCAAATTATATAAGTCTTCCTTACTCATCTCTGCGCTTCCTTGGTTCCGCCTTAAAATACCGATAGGATTTACCTTTGATTGGCTTAGCCGTTTCGTGTTTGAACCCCATCTCAATGCCTAACTTAACCCAAGCCTGATTCACCAATTCTTGAGGATTCCACGGATAAAGATACCATGGACCGTCTACATAACAGACGGCGCTCATCTTTTTATATTGCGCATCGTTCATTCGATAAACCTTGGTGCGTTTATACGTCACTACTCTTTCCTGCTATTTGTTGCGCCAATTTCTCAACTTGCTTTTTCACCCATTTAAAGTTGCGGTAAGTGGATTTTTCTTGCCCGAATGCCGACAGTGCTCGATTTATAGCCTGTTTTGTTTCGGCCTCCAAAGCGGGCATATAATCATCATAGTGACCGCAATCGAATCCTAACCACCAAACGTGCGCTTCCCGTCCATTCTCTGGCGTGTGACAAATGCCGTGCGATTCATCTGCCGATGGATGGCAAAAATTTGCGAACGTTAGGCCACCGTGTACATCAACATCACAATCGTCATAACCTTTTTTATAGAATGGGTGGGAAGGTGGGACGCCGACATAGCCGCAAAGGGCTCCCATGTGGTTTCTGATGATTAAGCAATCTAGATCCGTCTTCGAATCAACCCAATAGGCTTTGTCAGGCTCTAAACTCCATTCTCCGAGTCCCCAAGTTGACTTGTCGATGTGTGTTCAGGTTTTCATTAGTTTGCATCTCCCATGGGGATAAACTTCATGAGGGTTAGGTCTTTTTCCATGTGTTTAGCTAAACCGCGCAACAAGTCAGGAAGCATCATAGAGACCTCTGGCTTCACGCTACTGACACAACCGTTGCCTTTGTCGCCACCGAGTATAATCAAGACAACACCATCAGCCTTTAAGCGTTCGAATAACTCTTTACACTCTGCGTCATATCTGCTCTCTCCAAGCATTTACGTTCTCCATTAATAAAAGATTGCTTCTCATTTCTTCATAGGCGGCGGCTTTACCTTCATAAAATCCACTTTTCCTTGCGAATTTACACGCCAGAAAAAGGAAATATATGGATGCCACATTGCAACACGCTGTTATGATAGACCAAGTCATGCTCATTAGACGGCAGCCTCCAGCATAGGTTGATACTGCTTGCGAAATCCGGAAGTCGGCGCTTGATGCAAGTGACCTTTCTTGCGAAGCCTCATGGACGAAACTTCCGTTTCGACACACATGCGAAGCGTCTTCCCTAAGAGGTCTTCCTCTTCCTTAACGATAGACCGCTTTAGCGCCTTATCCATGGCCATGCGCAGTTCTGAAAACGACAAGCCGTGAGAAAGCGTTACCGCATCTTCGCGTTCTTCTTTTTTAACGCGCTTCTTTAGGCGGGCTTGAATGGCCAGGTCCCTTTGCGTAGCGTCAGGCATTTTGAATTCGACGACCTTGTCAAACCGTCGCCACATGGCAGGGTCAATCTTGTCTCCCATGTTGGTAGCCCCAATAAAGATCGAATCCCCACGAAAGGCTTCCAGGCGCTCTAGAAGGATCGTCAGAGCCTTATCCTTAAAAGTGTCCCCTTTGCCTCGGGAGAGTGCAAACATCTCAATTTCGTCCATTAGGACGACTTTAGGGTTATTTTTAAGGTTAATCTCGTCGCATTTCATGCGGAGGAAGTTTAACCGTTCACCAATCGTACAGGCACACGCCGAAGATGCACTTCCGCAATGCCGACAAGATGGCGAATTGTGGTAGGAATTGGTTATAGTTTTAATCTCTTCCTTCCATTCCTTAATCTGGCGCTCGTCGTCCGGGGTAACGCCTTGCAACTCGTCCCAGAGTTTTCCCATGACGCGCTCTTCGTAACCGTAAAGAGAGTGCACCATGCGGTCAGACCGTACCTGGTAGAACTCCATCCCCAACTCATCTGCCAGGTAACGGGACATAATGGTTTTGCCCGTTCCTGGGGGACCGGTGAAAAGGAGCCTATTGGCGTTCTTAAGATTTTCTTTTTTCAACTCGGCACGGCAGTCGTACTCGAGTTTAATGTCTTCGAAATCTTCTTTTAGCCATTCGGGGATGATTAAATATTCCTTTTGCAAGGGATCGCTTGGCCGCTCTAAAATAGAGCCACCCATGGCATCGTTGATTAAGTCTCGCGGTCTTTCTTCTTCGCTCTGCATCTCTTTCTCTCTCCTTTAGTGTTTAAATGATCCCCATAATTCTTGGGTCTGTGTTGTTCGGACCCAAGGTAAAGCCTATGTCTGTCGTATGTTGCCGCACCGGCGAATGGTGACCAATCGGAATCTCATCTAATCCTTGTTTTATGTTCGCCATATTACCAAGTGTTTCACCCAAGCCGCGCCATGCAAAATAGGTCGTAAGCATCCGATAGGGATGGCGCCTTTTAGCAGATGGGCCAATGTTTTTTAAATCTTCACAAGTAAATTGACGTGAAGTTTGGTTACTCCCAAAATCAGTTTGCAAAAAGAAATGGGTTTGTGAATTAGGCGCCTCATTTTGCATTTTTAAAATAGCCGAACCCAACGCGTCCCAAGTGCTTTCAGTGCCGCGATTGTTGTATTGCGATAAAGCGTAAATGCTTCGAAACCTTGGCACAGAAACGACTGGCGTTCGCCAGTAAACGTATTTGACGTTATAGTCGTAAACGATGAGCGAAAACCTTGCCATTGGGGTTTTTTGTTTAACGTAAGAAACGCACGCATTCACCCAGTTGCAAAGATCCCCTTGGACGCCGTCCATGGAACCCGAGACGTCACAGATAAAGACGACGTCGATATCTTGCTCGATTGTCCCCTTGGGGGATTTTGGCTTTGTTTTAGGATTCATCTTAACCGGCTTTTTTTCTGGCCTTTTGTGCGATCTGACAAGGATGGGCATTAGATGCCTATCTTTAGCGATGCCAAGACCTTTATCGAGTCCATAATTTTATCAATCTCTAGGACGGCTTTATTGCCGTGCTCTCTCGTTTCGTCTTGGGTTGCCATGACTAGCGCCCGATGACGCAACTCTTGCGTTAACTTAATGTAAGTGCGCAAGATCTCAAGCCAGACGGCTTGGAATACGGGTTCCCCTTTATACCGCACCAAAAAGTGAACATCGGCTTTTAACTCTTCGACTTTTTCCTGCGACATTTGGTGCGCCGCGATGACGGTCTTTTCCTGCTTATTTTCTGCATAGGCTTTAACCGCCTCTAAAATATCTTCTAAGGTCATACCTGCGCACCTTTCCCGTTCTTCTTGGATTTTAAAGCGAAGGCTTTTACGTGTTTCAAATCAAGCGCGTTATTTCTTTTATTGTGCTTTGAATAAAGTGGCCTATCGAGCCTATTTTTAGGAGCGAATTGCTCAACGTCATCGGCTATCTTATGAAGATCGGGGTTGTTCTCTAGCAAAAAGTCTTCAAGGACACTCCGCATTGTTGATTCCGTAGCGCGTGCCATGCGTGCAATGGGTTCCATTACTTGCCGCGATAGGTTAATCCCGACGGTGACGTCTGAACTTTTACTCTCAGCCGTTTTGGCAAGCATCTTCATGCGGTCTTGGAATGAGGCAGATTTCATTTTCTCTCTCCTTAAGTGTTGATGGCGTAATTATCGCCCGGGTAAATTTTACGGTATGCTTGGGTCATGGTGATGCGGCTATCGTTTCTTTTTTTCTGGCCGATTAAGATACCAGAGAAATAAACATCAATCCGCGCATCCGCATAACTGCGACACACGTTGATGACAGACCTCAAATGACGCCTAACAAATGGCAGTCTATCTCTTTGGTTTTTCTCGATTCTGACAATCAATAGAAATGCGTCCCGCAGATCCTCTGCTTTAATCTCGATCATTTTGCTCCCCTTTAATGTGTGAGTTCGTTAAACGGATTAGCCATGCGGCCACCCATGGAAGTAACCGTCTCTCCAAAACCAGGCGATTCCGTTAAGGTGGAAATCTTGCCTTTATCGTTTCTCTCGATGAAGTAATAAAAAGCCTTAGTCTCTTGCCGCGTCATGGCGTGAATGCAGATGCACTCTTTGCGCTCTGGATGGTACTCTAGACTTTCGTAGGTTTCATAGAGTTCGTTGACGTGCTTATCGAGATCACCATGGATGTCTTCGTCTCTCGTCATTAAAAGCCAGCTCTCAGCAATAAAGATGACCCCAAGACCGTTAAGTCTTTTGGTCAGTTCTTTAATAGCTGCCTGCGCTATGTCCTTAGAGGGGTAGGTCTCTAGACTGACGCAGCCGGCATTCATTTTTTCATCGAAGATCATGGCAAACATGGGCGGGCCTTTGCCTTCCGCTAAGACAACCCTTTTGGTATTTTCGACAAACTCTTTTGCAAACTTAAAGAAGTTTTCTTTGGTAAACGTTTTATCCATTGTAGGGCGGCTCTTCGATTGAAACTGACGGAATGCCTTCTTTTAACCATTTTTCAGCGGTCTTTAAGCACTCCTCTAACTTATCCATCTGGCGATCAGTCTTAGCCAAATCAATGTGTTCTAATTTGGCATTATCTTTGCCGATTAAATCCTTAAAGTACTCCGTCTCGGTCCACATACCATTTGAGGCATGTAGGGCGCTTAAGACTTCTTTTAAGCGGTCTTTAATCTCTTGGTGTTGCAGGGAACGCTCTAAGTCTGGAGAGGTAACCGGTAGCGGTTCTTTTGTGGCGGAGGTTGGTGCGGGAACCTCGATCACCTCTCCAGTTTGTTCATTTAGGACTTCAGCCTTTTTTGGCGTAACGTTTTTAATCTCATCTGAAAAGTCAGAGACAATCTCAGGCGGATAAAGCCCGGCCATGCCAGGACACACTGCGTCACACCCCTCCGAGACGCAACGTGCCCTAAGCATGGCTGCCGGGTATTTGTTCCAGTTTCCTTTGCCTAAGAGGTCAGCCTGGCGTGCCTTGTCCATATCCCAAACGACCCTAAGGGTTCCCCCTTGCGGGTGGGAGAACGTGGCGTCACAAACCTCGTCGTTACTCTCATGCCATTCTATTTTGCCTCCGGCAGAGATAAAGTCCCGCTGAATGGCTTTAGCACTCTTAGAAGGCTTGTTGTTTATAATGTGGTAATCGAGTGCAGCTAAGGCTGGATGACGTCCTTCGGCTTGGGCAATTAAGCACAAGGCTAGAGCTTGCTCTTGGGTCTTAATGCCAAAGAGATTAGACTTGGCGATGGCATGGGCCATGATCTGCATGTCAGTCACAGCGAAGTCTTTCTTTACGATTGCATCAGACATTTTTATTAACCCTCGATCTCCTTTTTAAGGAGGGCTATTCCGATTTCGACTAAGTCTTGGCAGATTAACTCACAAGATTTCTCTGCCTGCATTTTTAAATAGGCATGTTTTTTTGCCAGCTCTAATTCGCGCTTCAGATCTTCCCTTCTTCGTGACTGGAACGATCTCAAGCCTCTCTTTGTTAGATTTTTGTTCATTGGCTTTTAGGTGTTTGCCGCTCCGCACCGAAAATGGATATCGATCCAGGTGCGTCTTGTGTTGATGGGAACCAAGACTCTTCTGCCCACAAAACCAGCGGTCTCTATGGTCGAGTGGTTTCCCTCAGCGGTAATTCGGAAGCCTTTACCTTCGCAGAACTCAGCCGCTTGTTCGATCGCTTTCTCTCGGGAGATTTTGCCATAGATCTTCCCTCCGAGATAAGTCACGACGCCACTTCGCACCGGTTCATAAGTTGATAGTGTCAGATTTGAGTGGGGACGAGCGCAGCCTGGTGTAATGAACGACAAGGCCCATAAAACTAGAAGCGTTAAAAGTTTTTTTAAAACCATACGTCTCTCCTTTCTTTTAACCCTGACACAGGCGCCCTAACGTCTTGCCCTAAAGATATTAAAAAACGCCTGTGTTTCGCCTCATTAAGGCTCTTCAGAAGGTTTCTTTTCTAGCGACTCTCCAGTCTCCAAGCGTTCACGTTTTGGACCGAACGCCTAAAAGATCATTGGGTGTTACATCTAGACTCTTGGCTAACTTCAATAAGGTTTCGGCTGTGGGGTTGGTCTCAAAGCCTCGTTCAAAGTTGGATATGGTGACTGACCCTAAGTTGGATTTCTCTGCGACTTGCCATTGCAATAGACCTTTTGATTGACGGATGCGTTTCAAAATTTTCCCAAAGTTTTTTAAGTTTTTCATATGGCAAACCAAATAAGTGCAAATACTAATTATGTCAATATTATTTTTTGTAGACACACAAAAAGCAGTATCCTTGGTCATCAATCTGGTCTGTTGGAACCCACACCCCACACTGGGCACAAGGCACGTGGCGCTTCTCGTTTTCGTCTTCCTCATCTCTTGATAGGGTGCCATCATTCACCATGGCTCTGGCCATTTCAAAAAGGTCTATAATTGAATCATTTGATTTTGGCATAGGGGTACTCCTTATCTAGTTGGTCAAAGCTTTCATCTACTAAGCGCGAAGACTCCTCAATATCGTTATTCTCTAGCGCCTCGATCGATTGCTCTAAGATCTCTTCAATATAGCCATGAACATCGAGCAAGTTGTCTTTGGCCTTTTCCATGAGCGCTATCAATTTATTTCGGACTAACAGCAATTCTACGGTGTGTTTGATTTGGTCGTCCTGGTCGTCCATGGTTAGTGCCTTTCAATTTGCGCTAGTTTTTCATGGGCCTTCGCTAAATTGGGCGGATTTTCTTGGAGATAGGCATCGGCCACCATGGCCGCCATTAAAAGGTTGTCGTTATTGGCCATGGCTGCCATCTCCATTAGGTTTGAAAGATAGGCCTTCATTTCTTGTAGATTCATGGGAGACGGCAAAAAGTCTTCTCTCGGGATCTCTGAAATGTGTACAAAGTCTTTCATTTTTATCTCTCCTTATAACTTATTATCTGCACTAATTGTGTATACACAATAACATTGCAGATAATTAAGGCAAGTAGAAAACGTGCAAACCCTAAAAATATCTTGCAATAATTCCGCAGGGTTATAAAGGCATGGGAATGATCCTACAGTTAAACCCTCATTTAGAATGCATCGTCACGTCTAAGGGCAATGCAGAGGGGGTGGCCTTATTCCTAATCGATTACTCAACGGAAGGGGACTTAATGTGGGTAGTCGCATTGAGAGAAACAGGGGAGATATGGGTCGTGCCTAACTGGGAGATTAGGCTGCACCGCAATTGGTCATTTGGATATGGGAGAAATGGGCAGTGAAACCGTATTGGAGATACAAATTGACATGAATCCTGAATGCGAAAAATGTGGCGTTGACTATAATAAATACCAATGGCTTATTGAGGGAGCTGAACTTATTATAAGTTTAAGAGAAAATGGACCTCTTAAATATTTAGAAGTTCAGGTTGGTCAACAGGAGCCCATTGATAAAATGAATAAGGCTTTTAATCTTTTTAAGAACGCACTTCTAAAGTGACTCACTACTATGACGACGGCAACGGGATTGTGATCTACCACGGGGATTGCCGGGATATATTGCCAAATGTTGAAAAGTCCCATTGTGTAGTAACGTCGCCGCCTTATAACCAGTTTGGGCTTTTTGGCGCTCCTAGTGGAATGCACGCTGAAAATAATTGGGTGAAGAATTCTTGCGACGTTGGATATAAAGACAATCTGTCTGAAATTGATTATCAAAAATGGTTAAAGAGTGTGGCGAAAGTTATTATTCAAAACATCCTTCCTGGCGGATCTTTATTTGTAAATCATAAAATCAGGTGGCGAAATAAAGTTCTATTACACCCTTTAGATATAGTTCGCCAGTGGTCTGGCGTCTATCTAAGGCAGGAAATAATTTGGAAAAGAGCAGGCAGCACTACTTTAAATGCTAGAATGTTTGCGCCAAATGAAGAGCGGATTTATTGGTTGATAAAAGAGGGCGCGGATTGGCACTGGAACCAAGAAGCAGCAGCGTTTTTATCGGTTTGGGAAATAATGCAAGACAATACAGCGGACGGGCATCCCTGCCCATTTCCTATTAAAATCCCTTTACGTTGCATAAAGGCCACAACAGATAATGACTCTCTGATTCTAGACCCATTCATGGGCAGCGGCACGACACTCTTAGCAGCCAAAAACCTAGGCCGCAAAGCCATCGGCATAGAACTTGAAGAGCGTTACTGCGAAATAGCCGCCAAGAGATTAGCGCAAGAGGTGTTGCCCTTTGCCGCACCCAAACCCAAGGAGGAACAAATCAAATGGGCAATTTAACAGATAACTTCAGTTGGGAGGATTTCATCGTCTCAGCGGAACACCCGGACCTTTTGGAAGAGATTAAAGAGAATTTCACAGAATCAGACCGTGTGAAGTGTTACTACTTGGCAAGAATGTTCCTGCAACCCATGCGAGACACCTGGAAGGAGCCCATCACGATTCTCTCAGGAAAGCGTTCTCCGCTCTTAAACACCTCGGTTAATGGTACCCTACACAGTGATCATCTCTTCTTTGAATATGGGGCAGCCAGTGACTTTACAGCGAAATCTATTAAGCAGATGGGAGAGAGTTTAGCGCGCAATCAAATGCCCTTTGGTCAGATGATTTGGTACCCTGACAAGAACTTTATCCACATTTCTTTGCCAACACCGAAGCACTACCGAGAGACGCTCACGAAGGTAGGTCAGAGATTTTATCCATTTGGTCAGGAGCCTAAGAAATGAGTTATCAACAATGTGGAAATTAATGTTGATAAAAAAAATGTTTGAGAGGCGCTTGACTCTGAAAAAAAAAGTGGTACTACCCGCTTTTTTCCACCGGTTTTCTATATATTTTATTCTTAGGAATGGTTCTTTGTATTAAGGGTATTGGTATTACGAGCTGTACGTTCCAGGGTTTTGGAAAAGGAGTGGTTTGGTTATGACGGGGATAGGAAATTTTCTTTACGCAGCGTTCAAAGAATACTGCCCGCAAGTTGTCTTAAATGACTACTTCGTCCAAGATGCGACGGCTGATATAGAAAAACACTTACTCGACAAAGGTGTCGATACTGAGGTATTCAAGCGTTGCATCGTTTGGCACTTTAAGAATAACAAAGAGTTTGCCAATACCCTCTTTGGGAAATCCAAAGACCAGACCAAACCTCACTGGGCTTTAATTAGAGAGTGGAATGGTTTACACTCTACCTATGCTAGAGAAACGCAAAGGCGCATTGTCAACGAAGACAATACCCCAACCCCATACCGCCCAGCCACACGCCACGTCTGTTTACAATTCATTGCAGAAGCGCATAAGTTCGGTATGCCTTTTATGACAGATTACTTTAAGACGTTTTATAAAGAAGCTGGGTTTTCTGACGAAGAGATTAGGGAGTTAGAGAAGTTTGATCATAAAACACCTAAGTCTGAAATGGCCAAGATGTTAAACAATCTAGCTAAGGCCCAACACCATGACAAAAACACCTAACCCTGGAATCGTTGCTTGTGAAGCCATCAAACGAGAGCTGCAGAAGTCACAAAGCCCATACGGTTATATACATCCACTTATTTGCTACATAGACGCCTTAATTGAAGCTCAGAAGGAGACACATGATGCAGCTACCGGAAGTGCAGAGGAAAAGACCGGGGAGAAAACCTAAAGTCCCGCTCTTGGATAGCTTTGACATACAAGTCGATAGGGCAAAGGAAGAAGAAGCCAAAGACGAAATACAAAAGACTCTTCCTAAGGAGACCTTCTTTACGATCGCCTTAGCTTCAAAGCCTGACGACCGTCGTTTAGGTCTCTACGTCATAAAGAAGATCGTTATCCAAGGTGACAGGGTCATCCACAAGGAAACCGTCACCGAAGACCATGCAGATAGTAAAGGCGCCTGCATTTCCATGCTTCACTTCCATATCTGTGACCTTTTGCGAGACCCTCTGGCATGACTCATAGCGTTAAGGATCTAAAGACCCTCATTCGTTTTCTTAAGAAGGAGCGGATTTCCAAATTCAAGCTAGACGGCTTCGAATTTGATCTGTCCGGTACAGACCCTAAGCAAGCTGAATTAAACGCGCTACGGGCCGACCTGGACGCTTTAAAGGGCAGTGTAGATAAGCTCTCGATTGAAAGAAATGTGGTTTCGGCGAAAAAGGCTTGGGGCGGATGAGTGAAAAACTATTCGTTACGAGCAAAGTTGGCTTACGAAGAGACCTTTGGGAAAGAACAGTATAGTGAGGTCGCTACTGCCTATGTCACAGCAACCAACGCTGCAATCAGTAGCGCTTTTGGTGCCCTTTTCACGGCAAGATACATGCCGCTTGCTAGGTCTATTACACTTACACTTGCGAAAAAGCCAAAACCGAACAGACGTAACCAATACTTTTACTGGACCCCTGATCATGGACCCCACAAGATGATGACCTACCGCGAAACAAGAGGGCAGTTCCATGTGCTGAGGATGCCTGATCAAGATGCCTACCGCATCGTCCGCAAAGGAACACTTGAAGAAGTCATCGTACCGACTGAGGTCATGAGGGAGTATGTTGCTATGGGATTTTTCTTAAAGAAGATATGAAACCAGGCAATAAAAAACTCTACAATGTCAAAGCACAACTCTGTAACGAAATGGAGTTAGAACCATGGCGGTTTATCTGGATGGGAGATGGACCACAGATGCCTAACGTTCTATACCAATACGAAGATCAGTTGGTCACCGAAGAGCAATGGAACGAATTGAAGACTACAGGGACCATAACTATCACTTATGCCTAAGGGTACAAATGCAGAAGTTGCTCAACGAGTTCAAGCTGTTAGAGAGTGGCTGCTTGAAGGGAATACCCGTAGCGATATTCTTCGATATACAACAAGTTGGAAGATTACAGACCGAACTGTTGATGAATATATGGCTAGGGCAACCGATGAAATAAAAGAAATCAATGACATAGACTTTAAAACCAATCGATCCTTAGTCTTAAAAAACCTCTGGGAGACCTACGGGAGAGCGAAAGAGGCCAAGAACCTGAAAGAGCAAAAAGGAATACTCGATTCAATCGCACGCATCTGCGGACTTGAGAAACTTGTGATTGAAGTGAAAGACGAGTTCCCCGACCTCGATCAGGTTGAGGTCTTAAATGAGCTCGAAGAACGACTCTCCGCCGTCCACTAAACCCGATGGGCGCTTGCTGGGACAGTCAGAAGATTCAAAGAGAGATAGACCTGAAGCATCTGGAAGAGATGTCGAAACTCTTCAAGAGAGTCTATCAACCGGCCCTAGACGAACTCGCACGAACGTCAAGTCCGTCCCCACCGATGCCCTCATTGCCAAGTCCTGGAGGTTCGGAAACCTCAGGTATAAGTTCAAACCCATCCAAAAAAGATTACATGCTGCGTTCCATGCTTGTAAGTCATTCCTCTACGTTTGCCTCATCGCCCGTCAAACCGGAAAGTCCTACACCTGGGCCACCGCTTCCCTCGAACTGTGTTTACTATACGCCAAGCGGACCCCTGGTTGTCGAATACGGTACGGCACTGCCTTTCAGACCGACCTTGAGGAGTTTATCATCCCCGTCTTCGAGACCATTATCGCCGATGCCCCCGCCGATTGCCGACCTCGGTATAACAGACAGCGCGGGAAATACGTCTTTCCTGCCCCTAACTCCGCCGAGATCAAGTTCGTGGGATTGGACAAACATCCTGACGGTCTCCGTGGTAATGCTCTCGACCTGGTTATTATCGATGAAGCTGGGTTCGTTTCTCGGCTTCGTTATATATACACTTCTATCATCTTGCCTATGCTTCGCAATCGGCCTCAGCTGCGGGTTGTCATGTCAAGCACACCCAGTGAAACCCCGGATCATGAGTACACTGAGTTCGTTCACGAAGCGGCTGAAGGTGGCTTTCTCTTTAAGGCGACAATAGATGACGACGAAACGGTCACGGAAGAAACGAAAGACAGGCTTGCCAAAGAGTGCGGCGGAAAAGATTCTACAACATACCGACGTGAATTCCTTGTCGAATTCGTTACTGAGAGTGATCTCGCGATCATCCCTGAATGGAGCGACTCTTTCGTACAAGTGGTCGAAGCGGACGAGTTCGTGGGTTATTACCATCGTTATTCCGCAATGGATCTGGGAGTCATCGACTTTACTGCCGGACTCTTCGCTTACTACCACTTCAAGAAAGCAGCCTTAGTCATAGAAGCTGAGTCCGGCATGCGCGGACCCGAGATGACGACCGACAAACTAGCCGCTCAGTTAAAGTGGAAAGAGTGGGAGTTGTGGGGTGGCAAGGCAGGCATTGAAGAAGGCGTGTGCGAGAAGTGTCAGCGCTTCTCTTTAGAGGGCTCTTGTCGCTGCCGCGAATGGATTGAAAAGAAGGTCTATCGCCGCATAGCCGACAACAATAACCCGCAACTGCTTCAAGACTTCTCAGCGCTTCATGGCATTCACTTCCGCCCTACTGACAAAGACGAACTGCCTGCGATGATAAACGAGGTGCGCTTGATGGTGAAGCAGGGGCGCATCTTGGTGCATCCTGACTGCAAGATGCTTATCGGTTGTCTGAAATACGGGATCTATAACGACAAGAAGAAGAAGCGAGACTTTGCCCGCTCCAAAGTCTACGGTCATTACGACTGGCTGGCTGCGTTGGTTTACCTCGTTCGTAACTTAGATACGTACTCCAATCCCATACCTAAGGCGTACGGTCTAGACCCGGCGAAACATTTCATTAGACCGGAAGCGTTGGTTGGTGATATGCAGAAGGCCTACGGAACCGTATTGGGTAAGAAATTTGTGACAAAGGCGCAGGCTTGAACTTAGCCGATTACGTTAAACGCCGTCTATTTTCGCGTCGCATCACCATGCTCGCCTTGATTCGCGTTGTTAAATATTGCAAGATGAGTGGGGACGCTGCACTTTTATTTCGTTGGGACAAAACTAATCAGGACATGAAACTCTATTTCATAGAAGATAAGGATCTACCGCTAAGCGATGATTCTTTGTCGATTAAAGAGTCGATAAAGGAGTCATCGAATGGCGGAAAGCACGTACTGGGCAACTGAAAAGACGCCCAACATTGTTAACGCTTGCTCTGAAAAGATCGAGCAGTACTTTCGTTTTTTACAACAATCCGGTCGCCTAGAACTCTACCGACGCAGTTATCGAACGTACTACGCCCCAGGGATTTTAGGCGGTACCGTCAACTTCACCGGCCAACAAGGTGAGTTGGTCCAGATCTCAGTCAATGATTATAGAGCCCTTCTTAAACACCTTCACACCTTAACCACGTCAGAGCGCCCTTCCTTCCAATGCCGAGCGAGCAATACCGATCATAAGTCTATGGCTCAGACTATCCTGGGTCAGGGGTTGGTTGATTACTACCTGCGTGAGAAGGATCTAGAGACCTATCTCAAGAACGCCGTTGAGATCGCTCTTATCTACGGCGAAGGGTTTATCTCAGTCATTTGGAACCCAACGATGGGGGAAGAGTATGGCGCTGACCCTGAGACTGGAGCCGTCATTTACCAGGGAGATATTGCCTACAAGTGCTACTCGCCCATGGAATTGGTGAGAGACTTTACGAAGCCATCCCCTCTTTATCATGATTGGAACCTGACAATAGACTGGCAGAATAAGTACGAACTCGCTGCCAAGAACGAGAATCAAGCCGAACAGATTGTTAAACTGACAGACGAAACCTACCTCTTTGACGGCATTGACACACTGCGTGAGTCCCGCAGAACAATGTATTCAGCTTTTGATACTGACGATATCCCCATCTTTAACTTCTATCACAAGCCTTCTGCAGCCCTTCCCAACGGGCGATTGGTCACCTTCCTATGCGAAGAGATCTTACTCTTTGACGGTCCAGCCCCTTATCGTGACGTTCCGGTCTACCGCGTCTCCGCTGGCGAATGGTTGGGCACACCGTTTGGGTATACCGTTGGCTACGACTTAATGCCGCCGCAACAGATGACGGACGCTCTACACTCTACGACTTGCACGAATGAGAACGCCTTTGGTGTGCAAAACATCTGGGCGCAGAAGGGTGACGTGCCAGACGTCTCAAGCATTGCAGGCGGGATGAACCTCTTCCTATCGCAAACGAAGCCAGAGGCCTTGCAGCTAACGCAAACTCCGGCCGAGATCTTTACCTATATGGAGATTTTAGACGGGAAGAAGGCGCAACTTTCCGGCATTAACGAGGTCGTCCAAGGTGCGCCTAAAGGAGATATGTCTGGTAGCGCCATGGCGTTGCTGACCGCTCAAGCCATTAAGTTCTCAATGGATCTTCAGATGTCTTACACGAAGCTCTTTGAAGCGTGTGGGACTGCAACCCTAGAGAGGTTAAGGGTTTTTGGGAATGTTCCACGTGTAGCAGCGATCGTAGGCAAAGCCAACAAGCAATACATGCGGGAGTTTATTGGAGACGATATCGCTGAAGTTAATCGCGTCTTGGTTGATCAAGGGAATCCCATCCTAAACACCATGGCAGGGAAAGCGAACCTGGCCGATCAACTTCTAAAGACTGGTTTAATCACTACACCCGAGCAATACATCACGGTCATCACAACGGGCAGAGTCGAACCGCTATATGAGAACTTGCAAAGTGAACTGATGCTCATTAGACAGGAAAACGAACTTCTAAACGAAGGTCAAAACCCTGCCGTACTCGCTACAGATAATCCGCTCTTACACATTAAAGAACACGCTACTGTTGCCAACTCTCCTGAGGCGCGCACCAATCCTGCCATCATGCAGGCTTATACGATGCACCTTCAGCAACACATTGACGTTTGGAGAACACTTGACCCTGACTTAGCCAATATGCTCGGAATCCCTGCTCCCCCGCCCCTTCTCTCCGGGGCGCCTGCGGGGGTTCCGGGCGGTTTACCTTCAGGCGAAGGTCAAATGCCCCAAGGTGGAACAAAAGAGATAGCCGAGTCTTCTAAAGTAGGACCAGACGCCGTGCAAGCGGCTAAAAAGGTCAAGCAACCTAACTTGCCAAGTTTACCGCCTGGCACCCCGCCGCAGTATCAGGAAGCGGCCCAATCGTCTGGAATGGTTCAATGAAAGTCAGGCGCTATAAACCAACTGACTACGAAACGCTTTGCCAATGGATGAAAGAGCGGGGCACCGAGTTCGCGCAAAAATCCAGATTACCGCGACGTGGTTTCATTATTGAAGGCATTGCCGCAGCCTTTTTGTGCAGAACCGACATTAAAACCGGCATTATTGAGTACTTTGTTGCGAATCCGCAGGTTTCTTTAGGAGAGAAAAAATCTGCTTACGATCTATTGTTTGCGACCATTGAAGATGCAGCCAAAAAGATGGGGTGTGAGGATCTCTTGGCGGCGACTGATTTGGTCCACGTTGCAGGTTTGGCCGTAGCGCATGGGATGACCTTACTCCCTACGCGCTACTTCGTTCTAAAAAAACCTTTAAAGGAGCAAAAAGAAGATGGACGCGCAGCCCTCAGTAGTGAGTCCCGGGGCGGACTCGGTGGAAATCCCACAAACGGAGGTGACTCAGGAGGAAACGGGAAAGCCGGAGACATCATCCACCCGCCAGAAAGAGGACGGGAGTTCTGGGAAAGAATCATCCGAGCAACAGAAACAAAGTCTTGATGAGAAAAAGGAAAAGGAACGCCAGCGTCTAAAGTTTAAATCAAAGATCGATGGCGAAGAGATCGAAGAGGAAGTTGATTACGACGAGGTCGCCAGAGACCGCCAAAAGTGGAAGGCTGCGGACAAGCGCTTTCAGGAAGCCGCGAACCTTAAAAAGGAAGCATTCGAGGTTATTAAGCTCGGTCAGTCTAAAGACGGCTTAATCGAACTCATCAGGAAATTTGGTTACGATCCCAGGGAATTGGCTGAAGAGTTCTTAGCCAATCAGTTGCAGTTTGAAATGATGACGCCTGAGCAAAAGGAGAATTACGAACTAAGGCGCCAACTCTACGAACGAGATCAACTCGCTAAGAAAGACTTAACTGAGAAGGAGCAACGCGCTGAAACGGAAGCAACTGAGCGCATTAAGACTCAGATGCAGCAAGAAATCATCGATACCCTAAAGACTTCCGGCCTTCCCGCCTCAACCGATACCGTTAAACGTATGGCGGCACACATGGCGAGGTATCTCGAACGCGGGATAGACGTATCAGCCAAAGACGTTGTGAAAGATGTTTGGGACGAGATTAACGTCTATTCCAAGGCTGTCTTAAAGAACCTTCCTATTCAAAAGCTCTTGGAGGTGATCGGTGAAGAGAAAGCCAAGGAGTGGCGAGCTTACGACTTAGGTAAGGTCAAAGATCCGCTCTCAAGAGGTAATCAACAATCTGGCCAAGCGTTCCCAGAGATTAAAAAGACGCCCAAGGGTTTTGTCAGTGACAAAGATTTCGAAGCGCATTTGCGAAGAGTTAAGGCAGGTTAGAAAAATGTTGTACGTGAAACATTTCTGTGTTACTTCTTTTTTTGTGCGTCACTACTCTTTGCAGCTTCGGCTATCTTAGAGAAAACGCGCAAGACATAAACCATAGTCCAGCCCAGTAGAGCCGCCGAAAGGCCATCTCCAAAGGTTTAGGAACTAGGTCGAAACGTAAGTTTTCACCTTAACCTAACTCAAAAGGAGATGCTCCATCATGGCAGCCGAAGCGACCTTAGATGGTCTTTATAAAAACGTTTATGCGGGTAAGATTGAAGACCTTATCCCGCGTGCAATGCAGGTTCAGCAAGATGTCTCGTTTGTTGTCTCGTCCGAAAGATTAGGGCTCCAATACAATCAGCCCGTCATGTTAACCGACGAAGCTGGTTTCACGTACAACCTCCAGTCTGTTAACAGTTCAACCGCCTTCGCTCTTAACGACGCAATCGGCGGTGTGATGCAAAATGCGACCGTGAATGGTGCAGAGATCGTCTGCCGTTCCTGGCTCTCGTATCAACAGTCTTCTCGCGCAACAGCGGGCGGCGCTTCCGCCTTTACCTCGGCCACCGAACTGCAGTTTAAAAATAACATGAACTCTATGCGGAAACGCTTAGAGCTTGCATGTTTGTACGGTGGAACGGGTACTGGCGCAGGTGGATTGGCGACGACTGCTTCGAGCACCAACGCTTCAGCCACTACGACCAACGTCGTCATCACTGCAGCCACTTGGGCAAGCGGTATCTGGTCAGGATTGGCTGGTGGGAAGGTCAATTTCTATGACAACGCGGTTTTGGTCTCAACTGGTGCGGATTCAATCTTCACTGTAACGACCGTAACCCCGTCTACCCGGACGCTTCTCATTACAGGGACAGCGACTGGTATTACGGCACTGGATACGGCCATCGCAGCCGATCCGACTCAAGTGAAGATCTTTTTCAACGGCGCTTACTCAAAAGAGATGTTTGGCTTAATTGAGATCGCTAAGAATACAGGGTCTCTCTTTGGCATCTCTGCATCGACCTATGATCTCTGGGCAGGCACCACGGTAACGCTTACGGGTGCACCAACCATGGGTAAGTTCCTGGGTGGTATCGCGAATGCAGTTGGTCGCGGTTTGCAGGAAGACGGTAAGTTACTCGTCTCCGTTCAGACCTGGAACGATCTCAATACGAACGAGGCTGCGCTACGCGTCTACGATTCTTCGTGGAAGCGGTCTGAAGCGCAAAATGGTTCGGAAAACATTACCTACTACGGTCCGAACGGTAAGGTTGAGATCGCGCCCCATATCTTCATGAAGGGCGGACAGGCGCTATTCTACGTGCCTGACCAGTGCTCAAGAGTTGGCTCGGTGGACGTGACGTATAACCAGCCTGGTAGCGGGAATGGACGCATCTTCTTCGATATCCCGGCCTATGCGGGTTATGAGTTCCGTTCTTACACCGATCAGGCGATTTTCTGCCGCAAGCCTGCGACTTTAGTTTACTTCTCAGGTTTCACTAACGTGACTGCGTAACGAATTAGGGGCCCTCTTAATCGAGGGCCCTTCTCTTATGGGAGATTAGGAATGAGTTCAAAACATACAATAATCTTGTCGTTACCGGATTCGGCGGACACGTTTACCTCGATTTGCAACTTCTCAAGTGGTGTCGCTCCCCACGAAGGATTGCAAGGATTCATTAACTACTTGAAAGGCATTCAAGGGGGTTCACGTTCAGGGTCGCTCAGTCTTTACACGGGAGCGGTTCAGAATACGGCCGTCTTAACGGTATCCGCTGGCGGTTCGGTTGCTGACGAAACCATGGTCCTTTGTGGCGTAACTTTTACGGCCAAAGACGGCACTGCTACCGGCAACCAGTTTAATATTTCAGCCACGGCGGCAACGCAGGCGGCTTCGATGGTAGCCTTTTTTAATGCTTCGGCTGACTTAACCGGCATCGTAACAGCATCAAACGTTTTAGGTGTCATTACGATCACTGCAACCGTTCCAGGATTGGTTGGGAATGCCTTGGTAGTGACTGAGAGTTTAACAAATGTCGCCGTAACGACATCGTTCGCAACCTCTGCAGATGGTTCTAACGGAACAATTTACACGCTCGATCTGAGCTAACGGAGGTTTTGGCATGTCCTTACCTCTGGACATAAACGGGACCTCTTATAATTACCCGGAAACGGGAGATACCAACTGGGGCTCTCAAGCAACCCTCTGGGCCTCTGCCGTAACAGTTGGAATGCTTCAGCGTGCAGGCGGTGCGTTTACTTTAACCGCTGAAGTGGATTTTGGAGCGACCTATGGCTTACTCGCTCCATATTACAAATCCAAAGGCACCAATATCGCTACGGCCGGTGCCGTTCGATTGGCGAGAACGGAAGTTGTTTCATTTCGCAACCAAGCCAACGCAGCAAATCTTGATCTAGGTGTTTCTGCCTCCGATGTACTTCAATTTAACGGCGAAGATATTATCTCCGGCGCAATTGTGAACGCTGACATTTCAGCGTCGGCCGCAATTGTGTTTTCTAAAATGGCGGCACTAACAGCCTCACGGGCGGTCGTCACAGACGGCTCAGGTGTAATAGGCGTTAGCGCTGCCACTTCAACAGAAGTAGGGTACATCTCAGGTGTAACGAGCGCACTGCAAACGCAGATAGATGCCAAAGCACCGATTGCTGGACCAACATTTACCGGAGCAGTAACGCTCGCTCAAGATCCTGTCTCGGCATTTCAAGCTGCAACAAAACAATATGTTGATGCCTTAGTCACTGGCTTGCAACCGAAAGCTTCCTGCAGATTGGCCACCACGGCAAATATCACTACCGCCACAGATCTCGAAAATGGAGACACGTTAGACGGTGTGGTGATTGCTACTGGGGATCGGATTCTTGTTAAAGATCAATCTTCGCCTGCTCAAAATGGTATCTATGTTGCGCCAGCCTCAGGCGCCGCATCACGTTCTACTGACATGGATACTTGGACGGAAACCATTCAAGCCTATGCGTTTGTCGAGGAAGGAACTGCTAATGCTGGCACCGGCTGGGTTTCTCAGACGGCTGCCGGTGGAACACTAGGCGTAACAGCCGTTCCATTCGTTCAGTTCTCTTCGACGACGACATACTCGGCCGATGGCCAAGGCATTGAATTATCAGGGACCACGTTTTCTTTGGAGTTGGACGGTGCGACATTAAGCAAATCTGCATCCGGTATCAAAGTCAATGAGATTGCTAACGCGAATATAGCCGCTGCCGCTGCCATCGCGGTAAATAAACTGGCCGCGCTTACCGCTTCGCGCGCCGTTGTTTCAGATGGCAGCGGTTTTTTAGCTGCAGCAACCACAACGTCTACAGAAATAGGTTACGTGAATGGCGTCACTTCAGCGATCCAAACGCAATTGGACGCGAAGATTGCAGCGTCGGTCATGACGACCAATAACGATATGATTTACCGGGCGGCTGGAGTGCCAGCGCGCTTAGCTTCCGGAACTGACACATATATTTTAAAATCCGTGAGTGGTGTTCCTACGTGGTCCGATCAAAAAAAGTCGTGGGGTCGCTACACAAGGACCGCACCGGCTTTAGGAATCAATACCACTTGGACGAAATTTTCACTCCCTGGAAGCCCAACACCTCTCACAACCGGCACAGCCGTGACCGTAACTTCTGGATCTTTTACAGTGCCATGGGACGGTGTGTGGCAAGTTGAGATTTATTTAGGGAAGGTGGCGGCTGCTAGTGCGCGCGCGGTATTTGCCACACTTTATAACGCTGGTCAAATTATCAGTTATCCAGTGTCAGACGTAACCACGACGAACGGCACAGGGATGTATTTTAAGCTTTCAGCAACATTAACAAATGCCGCAGGTGATTATGAGATACAACTTGCTGCATCAGGATCAGGAGTAACGGCTGACAGTTATACGGTCGATAGTCGAACGTCAGCTGTGGCGAATATTATTATTCAATACGTAGGGCCAGCCTAAGGAGAAATTCATGCTTCAAAATCAGATACAAGTAACAGAGACGTTAAATGCCACACAGAACACTGCCTATTCTACTGGCAGGTTTATGAACCTAACATCGACGATCTCGGTGCAAGCTAAGGTAGACGTGCCGGCGGCTGTTGTCTTTGCTTCATCTGGAATTGATGCAACGGCAAACACCTTCACGAAATCGGGTGCGGTTTTGTGGACGGGAGCCAAAGGGCAATTTACGACGAGCAACACCTTACCGACGGGTATCAGCCTTGCAACGGATTATTGGGCGATTTTGGTGGATTTGACTACTGGGACCTACAAATTTGCAACCAGTTTAAACAATGCCATAGCAGGCACGGCTATTGATATCACAACGACAGGAACTGGAAACCAAACATTTACGCCGGTCGCTCTTGCAGGCGGTGCAATCGCGTTTCAAAGAACAAACGTACAAACCACAACCGGTGCCCTGTCTACTACCGCAGGCGATTGGGCAGATATCGACACGGAAACGGCTGTCACGGCTGACGCTACGGTTTGGTTTACCAAAATTGGTCCAGAGTATTTGGGATGGAGAGTTAGAGGAACCACCTCTGACGGGTCCTTCCAAGCAATTCTTTACATCCTTTCAAGAGGGGAAGCGAACTCATGAGTGATTTTGAAAATCGGATAAAACTTAAACTGCTTGGTCAGTTAACGAAGGCGATGGACGATGATGACGCCGATAATCGCAAGGCCGGTATGATGGCTGCGTTAACAACTAAGCAAATTAGTCCAGGGGATAATCCGGGAGACATAGAAAAAGCCAAAGAGGAAAAGGTTGACGCGGTTTATTTAAACCCTGATAGGCAAAGAGTCATGGGTGAGATCGACGAGGAAGACAAAGGTCAGAAAAACCCCATGCAAGGTTGGGGAAGCTTCATGAGGGCCAAGAAAAAGGACGATGAAGAAGAATTATAATGCCGTTTGATTACACAAATGACGCTCTAATCGCTTCCATTAAACGTCGAGGGTCAATCCCTACGGCGCAGCCTTTGTTTGAAACGGATGACTTTCTGACGCTTGCTGACGAAGAGCTGCAAAATACGATTTTCCCGATGATGATGGCGATTAAAGGGGATTATTTCGTCACGATTTCAGACACCGTCATGACGGCGGCTACTTCTTATCCGATTCCGTCTGACGCCGTTGGTTTGAAGGTGAAAGATGTGAGTTGGCTTCCGTCTTCGGCTACCAATCAAACGCCATGGTTAATCCCGCAAGTTAACTTTTCAGACATTGCCGACGCGTTTGCGACCGGATGGGCCAATCCTGGCTATTACATTCAAGAAAACTCGCTTATTTTGGTGCCCGTTTCGATGGAAGGCCAGACGCTTCGCATTCGATTCTATCGGAGAGCGTCGAAACTTGTACCGAACGATGAAGGCGCCAACATTCTCTCAATAAATAGTGGTGCGGATCAAGTTACCGTTGATGCCATACCAGCGGCGTGGGTTGCAGGGGATTTATTATCAGGCATTGACTCGCAACCTGGGTTTTTGACGAAGGTGCAGAGTCTAGAGATTCAATCCATCGCTTCGCCAGTAATAACGTTGGACGATGTGACTGATTTATCTGTCGGAGATGTTCTATGTCTCGATGGCGATTCAACGATTGCTCAGATTACCCCGGAAGCACACTCGATCTTGGCGCAAGCGGTCCTCGTTAAGTGTTTAGAGGCGCTCGGTGACCCAAAAATGGGAGTCGCTGAGGCGAAGCTAGGACAGATTAAGCAAGATTTCATTGATTCAATGACCCCACGAGCTGACGGGCAGGCGAAGAAAATCGTTAATCGCAACAGCCCGTTGGCGTGGGGTAACTATGCGCGTTTTGGGTGGTGGTAATGGGTCAGACCTTAAACCTAAAGATCCAAGGCCTTTGGACAGATCCTAATCAGTTTGGAGACGCCGTACCGCCTGGCGCATTAAACGTAGCGGACGAGATTGTCATGCGTCGCGGGGACGTTGCAGACTCTCGGCGTGGGCAAGCGCAATATGGGTTGCTTACAAACATCGCAGACAAGTTCTTTCAGTATGAAGACACGCTCTTGGCCCATGTTGGCTCGCAGATGGCCTACGATTCCAATAACGCAGGCACGTTTGCATATTATTCTGGGAGTTTTGACCCGCCAGCCTCAAACGTGAAGATAAGATCCTTTGAGGGTAACCAAAACTTTTACATCACAAGCTCTTTAGGCATTAGAAAACTTGCAACCGTTTCTGGCACCTTTCAAAATGCAGGGGTCGTAAAAGCGCTCTATGGTACCGCCGTGCTTACAGCGGCGCCTGGCTTTATGGCAGACGACACCCAGATCGCTTATCGCATGGTGTGGGGTTATATAGACGATAATGATAATGAGATCGTAGGAGCACCGTCTCAACGGTTGGTTGTGGTGAACGAAACGGGCGCAACTGCGGACGTGACCCTTACTTGGCAGATTCCTGACGCCATTACGACCTCATATTTTTACAGAGTCTATCGTTCTGGAGAGTCAGCCTCGGCTGCCGATGCTCCAGACGATGAATTGCAGCAAATAAAGGAAGGTACCCCAACAAGTTCTGAAATTTCTGCAGGATCGTTTAGTTTCACGGACATCGTTCCCAACAATTTGCGCGGTGCAAAATTATACACTGATCCCTCTCAAGAGGGGATTTTGCAAGCCAATGAGCCGCCACCTTTTGCCTTAGACATCTGCTTTTTTAGGGATTGTGCCTTTTATTTTAATACGCGCTCAAAGCAGCGTTACTTTATCAATTTGGTGGCAGTCGGAGATAATACGCAGGGCGGATTTTTTGGCTACCAAACGAATAATGGAGCTACTCACACCAATACTACTATCGACGGTCTCACGAAGGCGGCTACCGTCACGATTGGTGACATTGTCTACACGGCCGATGCGGCCGGTGTCGCAGGAAATGATATCTCTATCACCTACACGGGTGGCGGGACGGCGGGCGCTGAAGTTGTAACCGTTGTAGGCAATGCCATTTCAGTGCAGATTCAGTCGGGTGTAAGCACAACCACACAGATCGTCACCGCCGTTAATGCGAGCGGTGCCGCTGCAGCCCTTGTAAACCTCACAGGAGGATCTGGCGCTACCGCTACAACCGTTGCGCAAACCTTTTTATCAGATGGCTTTGATACCACGTACCTAAACGTAGGAATGAGGGTTGTAGGGACAGGTGTGCAGGCCGGTACAACGATCGTTTCAATTGATTCCATCTCGGCCATTACGGTGACGCCAGCGACAACAGCGTCGGCAACGGTGGCTTTGGTATTTCAAGACGCTTTCCGAATTGATTCTATGACCTACTATGCGGCTTCGACGGCTGATTATGCGAATCGCCAGTTTATTGCGGTTTTGTCTGGATCTCCGGCAGAAAACATCGAAGATACGGCGTTAAACTTGGTCGCTGCGATCAACTCAGATCCGAATAACACAAGCGTTTATGCTTACTACGTCTCTGGCGCTGAAGATTTGCCAGGAATGATCTTAATTGAGGAAAGAGATATTGGTGGCGCTTCGTTCGCCATAACGTCAACCAATGGAGATTCGTTTTCTCCTACTTTGTCAAATACGGGAATTGCAAACGTCTCTGACAATGACGAAGCGCCAAATAGAGCGATGTTTTCAAAGATTCAACAGCCTGAGGCGGTGCCGCTGGTTAATTTCTTGCCCATTGGGTCAGAAAACTTCGAGATCATACGTGCCTTAGCGCTAAGAGACTCAATTTTCGTTTTTAAACCAGATGAAGGTGTTTTTAGAATCACAGGAACAGACTCATCTAACTTTACGGTATCTTTATTTGATAGCTCCTTGAGCTTGCGTGCTCCAGAGTCGGCTGTTGTGGTGGATAACCAGGTTTTTTGCTTTTCAGAACAAGGGATTGTCGCCGTTTCTGAAAATGGTATTCAGATCATTTCAAAGGCCATTGAAACGACGTTGCTGCAAATATCTTCGCCTCAGTTTACGAACTTCGAAAGCGCAACGTTTGGCGTTTCGTATGAATCAGATCGTCAGTATCAGTTTTGGACCGTGTCAGATGAATCTGACCAAACGGCAACGCAGGGTTTTGTCTATGATACGATCACCACCACATTCTCACGCTGGGAATTGTCTCGATCATGCGGCTTAGTGCTTCGCGCTGACAACAAACTCTATATGGGCAATCCTGACGATTTATATGTCTATCAGGAGCGAAAGAACTTTGACCGCACTGATTACGCCGACAACGAGTTTGACGTCACAATTGTTTCGTCAGACGGAACCGAAGTTATTTTAGTTGATACGTCCGATTGTGAGGTAGGTGATCTCTTAAAACAGAGCGGCCTAGAGGCGATCATCAATGAAGTGGTGGATGCAACGACGCTGGCAGTTTCACTTGATGAGCCTTGGGCTGCAGGTGCAGCCTCAGTATTTCAAGGCATCGACACGTCGGTTGAGTGGGTTCCAAACTCGGCTGCAAATCCTGGCATTTTAAAGCATTACTCGGAATGCACGATCCTTTTTAAGGACGCGGCTTTTCGGAGTATCGACGTTGGATTCCAAAATAATCTGTCAGACGATTTTGCCGAGATTGAATTGCCTACGCCTGCCGGCCAAGGATGGGGGGAGTTCCCTTGGGGTGAAAGACCTTGGGATTCACCTGGCGGTAAACCTGCATCGCTTCGCACCTTTGTTCCCTTGGAACAGGCGCGTGGATCTTGGCTAAATTTTAGAGTTTCCAATCGTGAAGCGTATTCGAGTTTTTCACTGGCTGGAATTTCCGCTGAATATGACGAGATGAGTTCGAGACAAAGATAATGGCAAGACTACCGACAACCAAACGCGTGGCTAAAGAAGATATCAAGGGATCACCTTCGTGGTTTGATCCATTCTTGTCAGCGTACAATACGGCGTTGGATGCCATTTGGAACGCCCTTCAAGGGACCCTGACCTTTGTAGAAAACATCCAGGCGCAGATTAAGGAGATGGCATTTACAACGTCAGCCGATTACTCAACCGGGGATTTTCCTGACGTATCATTCACGTCGTCAATTCGAATGCGCGTAAAAGGTGTCTTTATCATGCAGATTCAGCGCACAGACGGGGCAATTATTGAAGGCCCTGTCGGTCATCCAGATTGGCAAGAAAACGCTGGCATTATTCAGGTGCGCTACATCGGCGGTCTTTTGGATTCGACGCGCTACACTGCAAGGTTTTTGGTGGTTTAGGAGGCAATCTATGGGATTTTTGTCAAAGATTGGTGGAGGCAGAGAAAGAGCGGCAGCGGCAGATGCCGGTGCGGCAGAATCTATGCCATCGTCTAACCAGCCCATTAAAGAAGGTGGCTATTATACCAATCCTGCAACACGCCCAGGAAACGACGCAAGCCAGATAAACGCTCCTTCGAATTTAAAAGACTCTCAAAGGGGAAGTAGTTTTATGCAGTCCTGGAAAAATAACGCACCTGGACGAGGACCGGGATCAGACGAATGGCAGGGAAACTATCAACCGATGCAAATAAATTCAGGGGTTGCTAGTCAGTCTCCTCAATTTGATGAGCTGATGACCTACTTGAAAGGTGGCGGCGGTGGCGTACGTTAGGCCATTTGAAGAAGAAGCCCCGGGTCAGCCTGTAGGGCAAACCGGAGGCGCTTCCCAAATGATTGAGGGCGGCGGCGGAGGTGCTTCGCCTGGCGTTCGCGTTAATCGCGGCGGTTCTCAGTTCTCTGACATCTCCCGCTATATTAACCAGAATAAACAAGCTGGAGAACGTTATGCGTCTCAGTTGGGGGGTCAGGCGATTAACGAAGCGCAAGCGGCGCGCACGAAAGCAGATCAAGACGCTCGTCAAAGACTAGGTGAGGCTGAAAGTTCATTTGGTCAGGCGGTTAATAAAAACTCAGTTCCTTATAATCAAGACTTGGTTAATCGGGTGGCTGCCGATCCAAGATCTCTTTATCAGTTTCCATCCGTCGTTCCAAAACCGCAAGCAAAGCCATTAAAAAAATGGCAGATAAATATTCTCAGGAAAGATCCGACTGCGGGCGTTCTAACTTCAAAGAGCATCCCTCAAGCGTACACGCCAGAGGGAGATTATGCGACGCCTAAGAACCAGGCCGATATAGACGCCTTCCGCGCCATTAAGGACGCGAAGTATGAAGGGCCTACAGATCTACAGGGTCAGACAGGATATACTGACGCCGAGAATGCCATTCAAAACGTCTTCGGTGCTGCAGGTAATGCGAACCCGACGTATGCCGGCCGTGGCCCATCTGTAGGAGCCATAGGGCTCGATAGCGCGCTTTTAAGACGTTCAGGAGCGGCAAACATCTTGAGCGGTGCGCAAAATATCGTAGGCGGAGAAAATCAAAGAGTTGGTGAGAGTCTGCAAGGGTTACTCTCTTCTGCAAATACAAGAGCCAAAGAACAGGCTGGCAGTGCTGCATCGCAACTCGCTCAAGGTTCAGAGGCAGCTAACGAAGCGGTCTCAGGGATCTTGCCTGGGATCAATAAATCAATCGATGATCGAGTGACCGCAGAACGGGCACAATATATAAAGTCTGCGCAGCCTCTTTTAGGAAGAGAAAACGTAACGAATGAAGAAGACTACCAGAAATTGGCAGCGTTAAACGCTTTAATGGGTTCGCAGTACACACTTTAGGGAAAAAAGATGGGTGGAATTAGTAAACAGTTATCGCAAGACGAATGGAAAAGAGCCCAAGACTCAGGATTCCAGGGCGTTCAGTCCTTTAAAAACGTCAAGACGCCGTCAATCGAAAAAATGCGCGTTAGTCTGCAAAAGCTCGTCCAGCAAGGAATGCTCTCGCCTGAGATGGCGGAGACCTTTTTGCAAGATGAATCAGCCTATAACCAAATGGACCCGGAAAGTAGAGACGCACAATTAGGAGCTCTGCGCCAATTACAAGGGATAGTCTCTGACGAAGGCTTAGATCCGCAATCGAGAGCGGCCATTGAGGAAGCCAAGAGTCTATCTCAATCTGAAGAAAGAGGGCAGCGAGAAGCAATACTCCAAAACGCTGCAGCGCGTGGGATCGCTGGTTCAGGTATTGAGCTGGCCTCTAAAATGGGTGCCGAGCAAGGCTCAGCAACGCGCATGGCTAACCAAGGGTTTCAGGCTGCAGCCGATGCAAACGCCAGAAAACTTGCAGCAATTCAAGGTGTCGGCGCTTTGGGTGGACAAGTTAGCGCTCAAGATGCAGATAAAGCTGCGGCACAAAACGCGATCAATCAATTTAACACTCAGAACCGTCAAAATGTTGAGGGTGTGAATGTAGGTGCTCGCAATGCCGCTCAGCAACAGAACTTGGCTGAAAAACAACGTGTCGCTGATACGAATGTCGGCACAGGCAATCAGCAAGAGCTCTATAACAAAGCGCTCTATCAACAGGATTTTGCAAATAAAATGGCTAAGGCCGGAGGTTTGGCTGGAGCCTACGGCGCGCAAGGTCAAACTGATCTCGGCATTGCGAAACAAAAGACACAAGACGTCAATAACGCGACTGCCAAGTGGTCAGACGAAAACCTTAAGAAGGGTATTAAAAAGGTTGATCCTGAGGCTTTCTTGGATGAATTGACTGGTTATAAATACAAATACAAGAGCCCTGAATATGGCGAAGGGGATCACGTAGGCGTCATGGCTCAAGACGTTGAAAAGGTAGCGCCTGAAGCCGTTAAAGATTTACCGGAAGGCAAGGCCATCGACTACTCGAAGATGGGTGGGCCAATCTTGGCGGCGTTGGCGTCGATAAACGACAGGATTAAGGAACTGGAGGGCGCAAATGCCGTTTCTTAGAGACGAAGACGAAGAAGAAATTTCAGCGCAAGACGCTCCGGTATTGATCGGTGAAGACGTACCCGATCCGTCTGATTCTGAGGCCTTCATGCAGCAACCAGCGTATGAAGTGCCAGAGGGCATTGATACGTCTCCAGAGCATTATAAAGAGCTTTTAGATAAGTCGAGAGGTTCAGAGAAAACGACATTGTCGGATATCTTAGCGTTAACGCCACGTGGTGGTCGCATCGCCTCTTTTTTAAGAGGAAAATCAGCAAAGAAGATGGCTTCAGCGAGAGCTGAGCTTGAGTACCTGGATAAGCTTTATGAAAGAGGTAGGCAAAAACAGAAAGACGTTTTTGATGCCAATGCGGACAAAAGAGCCGAAGAAGAAGCCAGACGAAATGCGCTTAAGTATTCAACAGAGCGCGAAGAAATTGCCAAGGGGAATGATCCAGACTCATCTGCAACGATGTTAAAAAGAGAACTGGCGAAACAATATTTCCCAAAAATGTCAGGCGTTATCGACAAGATGAACTCAAACGATCTCGATAAAAACCTGCCGATGTTAAATCAGCAATTTAACTCCATCAACGCTAGACTCGAAGCTAAGGCAAGACTTGGTGAAACTCAAGCGAGTCGTTTGCAAGCCGGAGACATATCAGAGCGAAACTTTGCTGCGGCTCAAGACACAAAGGCTGCCGCAAAGAAACAAACGGTCAATGAAATCGAGGAACGACGGCAAAACATCTCAGATGCTTTAACAGAAGCAAGGAACATGATCGATCGAGATGGAACCTTTGAAGCGTTTGGACCTCATAACCAAAACCTTGACCGTCTTGTCGATCAGATCGCAACCGATATGGCCAAGCTGCAAGATCCCAACTCTGTTGCGCGTCCTGGAGAGGTGCAGTTGGTAAAAAATAACCTCATTCAGTCAGGTTTTAGGAATAACAACGAAACCGCAAAAAAGATTCTTGAGACATTTCAGCAAGAGGTTAATCGTCGCGCTTCGACAGCTTACAAAATTAGAGGCCTTCAAGAACCGCAAAGAGATGAGACTGGCAACGTTATTCCGGACACTTCGTTTGGTGGTTTAGCGTCTGAAGACGTTGTTAAGATGCAGGCTCCAGACGGGACTATTCGATATGTTCCAAAATCTAATGTGGAAGAGGCGATAAGAGCAAAAGGAAGGGTCATTCAATAATGCCGTTTTCTTGGGATGATTATCCAGTTGCAGGCGGTGCGCCACAAAAGCCAGAGGAAAAGGCTTTTGATTGGGGCGCTATGCCGATCGCAGAAGAACCGAAGGAAATTAAACCTCGGGAGATCTCTCAAGGAGAGACTGCTACTCGTCACGGTATTCAGGGTTTAACCGCTGGATTTGCAGATGAGGCGACCGGGGTAGTCCAATCAGAGGCAGATAAAATAGATTCGGCTCTTGATCGTATTGGAGTGGAAAATCCAAGCGTAAGGGCAGCGATTAAAACAGGGTACGGGATAACGCAATTAAACCCGTCAATTGCAGCAATAAACGCCATTAAAAATAAATTAACGACGGGAGAGTTTACTACACCTGAATATAGAGGCGAGAGAGACATTGAGCGCTCTTTAAATAAAGAGACTTACGAAGCCAATCCTAAAACTGCCATCGGTTTTAACATTTTAGGATCTGTTGCAAATCCATTGAATTACATAGGCGGTGAAGCAGCACAGATACCAAAGGCTGCCTCTTACGGTTCGAAGATCGCTCGCGGTGCCTGGCAGGGCGCAAAGGCGGCGGCTCCTGTAGGCGCTCTTTATGGTTTAGGCGGTTCAGAAGGGGAAACGGCCGGAGACGTCGCAAAAGATACGGCTAAAACGGCAGCGTTAACGACTGCCTTTGGCGGTTTATTTGGTGCCGGTCAGCAAGCAGTAAAGCCTTTATATGACGCTAGCGTTTCAGGATTACGCCGCGCTGGCCAATGGTTGAGCCAAGCAGGTGAAGATATTAAGAAGCCGCCTGTTGGACAAACTCAATCAACGGCGCCAGCAGAAAAGGCTATTCAAAAGCAAATCGTTAAGCTTGAAAAATCTCAGGCTGAACCCGAGGCGGAGATACTAAAAACACTCTCAAAGGACGTTGGAAAGCCTGAGGGAATCGCTACCCGTGAAAAGGCGTTGATGTCTCCATTGACTAGAGAGAAAAAGAACGCTCAGTTTTTTGAAGATACCAAGGCTCTTTACAATCGAACACGAGATAACTTCGAACAGTTTGAAAAAAATATCCGCTTCAAGGAAGCGGAAAAGAATCTTGGTAACATTCCGGCTAAAACAGTTAGGAAGCCCATGGCGGAGGATTTGGTTGAGGTCAATACGTTTGTTAAAAACATGGGCAAAGAAGAAAATGCCCTAAAGTACGATCAATCGGCCGTCTCTTATCTAGATTCGTACATGAAAGATTTTTACAAACAAACGACAGAATCGCAATCAGCTTATGACGTTTATGTTGCTTTGAACGATGCTAAAAAGAAGATCGCGACACTCGCCAAATACGGCAAAGAGGTTAAAAACGCTCCAAAGGAACGCGGAACAATAGAAGCCGTCCAAAATATTAAAAGTAAACTAGACGGTCTTTTAGAGAATGAAGAGATTTTTGGAAACCAAGCGGCGAGACATCGGGCGATTAACGAGTCTTATAACAAATTCCTGACGGGTTTAAAGAATATGCAGCGGAGCTTTACAAAGGCGGAAGCGACAGAAGTCGGGCGCCCTATTCAAGAGTTAAGCTCAACCAGCATGGGAACGTATAGCCGCCAGTTGGATACTATCCACGGGGCTGATCGGCGTCGGTTTCTTGACCAGATGCTTGAGGGAGCAGAAGCGCTATCTGGCACGATTGATGAAAGCGCTAATTCAATCAGCGCCCCCGGGTTTGTTGGTTCTAAGCCTATCATCGAAGGGTATAAAAAGGCCAAAGATGCCTTTGCGAATGAAATGACGCTTTCCAATCAATTAAGGCGCCTTCGTTGGGATGATATGGTTTCGGAAGGTGCAAAGCCGCGTTCGATTCCACAGGTTGCCGTTGAAAGTACTGTAAACGCCAAGATTCCTGGTCTTGGACCATTAACGAGAGCGATGCGATCGGGTGCTCAGGAACAAACGCAAACAAATCAGTTAATTCGCCAGCTTTTGAACCGGGAAACGCAACGCAGTCCATCGTCTCAAATGGCGAGAGAGTCCGCAGGCGGTGCACTTGATAAGATTGGCATAACTCTGCAAAACGCTCCGCATCGCTTTGGTAAGTTTGCTGGGCCATTGCTTGAGGCTGCGCAAAAAGGACCGACAGCCATGGCGGTAACCAATTACGTTTTGCACCAAACTAACCCAGAATTTCAGCAAATCACCCGTCAGATTCAAGACGAGGAAGAAACCGAAGGAGAAAGATAATGCCCAAGCAGAATGTGGTAGGGACCACAATCGTAGATTTAGATGATGTTCAGCATACAGGAACGCACCGTTTTACGGCGTCCTTAACAACGTTTGTTGATGCCACAGACGCAACGAAAGCGGCGACACTTGATTTATCAGGAATCGCAACTGGCACAACGGCCAGCATTGTAGTCGGCACCACAAGCCAAACATTCATTACTCACGCTGCAGGCGTCGCCAAGGCAGGAACAAGCGCCGGATGGGTTGTGAATGCGGGTGACAACGTTGCATTAACAACGCTCCCACAATCTCAAACGGGTTCGACTTTGGTCGTTCCTATCTTTGGCTTAAAGGTAGGTTGGACGATCACAGGATTTCATTTAATTGGTCAGATTGAAAGCGCTGGCGGAACGGTGACGGTAGACGCAGTGCTTCACAAACAAACTGCCGCTGCGGCAGATATCACAGATGCCAATATAGGCGCCATTACGCAGATATCCGTTACAGCCGACACGGCAATCACGGCCACAAATTCTACGAAGACGCTAGCCGTGCCAGAGGTTATCGCAGCGACGGAGACTTTTTACGTTTTATTGACAGCGACGACCGGGGCGAGTTGTGACATTGCGATGACCGGAATCGGCGTTATTTGTTCTCTAACATAGAGGGGATTTTATGAGTTCACTATCAGGAATGAAGAAGTCTAAAACGGCGATTAAATCAAAGCAGAACTGGCTAAATATCGGTATGGTGGCGGTTGCAGGAGCATTGTCAGCGATTTCACCGGATATCGCTAAGGCTCTTTCAGAGCACCCAACGCTGGCGCTTGCGGCTATCTCTGCCGTCAATATCGCATGGAGAACGTTCGTTACAAAGGAACCTATCGAAGGAATTTTACACTCGAAGTGAAACTTTTTGGACGAAAAAACATTTCTACACTGGCTAGTTGATAGCAATTTATTACCAATCATTGGTTTTTTTTCCGTTTACCTTTTTAGGGAGATTTATAAAGATCACAAATACGACAGGATCAGAGCTAAACACTATGAAGAACTTAACTGCCGTTTTCTTATGAAAGGGGAGAGTGATTTGGAAAAGTTTGAGTGTCGCTTCAACAACGAAGATCATGCGCGCATTTCTGATAACTTGATCATCAACAAAACGAACGAAATCTTCTTAAAGGAGATGACGCTCGATCAAGGGAAGCTTGTTTCTACACTTGAACGCATGACGGATCGGATTGACGATATCGTTAAGGAGATACGTGTTGAAATATCTCTTTTGCGTGCATCTTTTCAGAGAAAACCAAGGAACTAATGATCGCAATCTTGCTTGAAGAGGAGGAAGATTTGTTGTGTTTTTTAGAGAAACTTTTTAAGAGAAAAAAGAAAGGCAATCATTTCCATTTCGGAATTGAGTTAAAACCTAAGGAGGCCCATAGTATGTTACAAGTAGCAGGAAAAACGGATCAATATTTAAGAGTTAAAATTGCACCAAAGACTGGCGCTGGCCATCCGGCTCCAGTAGACGGAACGCCAGTGTGGGCGATTGTGAGTGGTAACGGCTCTGTGCAGAACGTTTCGGCTGATGGCTTAACGGCTGAGATTTGGTCACCGGATACGGTTACTGATCCAAGCGGTGCCGATGTAACGGTTGCCTCTGTTACAGCGGACGCTGACGTAGGCGCAGGCGTTCAAGAAATTAGCGATACGGTTGAGTTTACCGTCACCAATGCGATTGCTGAGAGCCTAGGCCTCGCCATGATTGAATTGAAAGCCAAGCCGTAATCAATGGCGATTCTCTATAAAAACCGATTCGACTCTGGACTGGGGGACTATACCCTGGTCCAGACCGGATCGACGATAACGATCGTTTCAGGCGAGATGGATTTGCATCAAACGGATACGTCCAATAATACTTGGAATCGTATCCGCGCAACTTTAACGTCAGCGACGGCGGCTGCATCGGGTCAGGTTTGTTACCTGCAGTTTAGAATCCCTGATCTCTCGCTCTCTGAAGATATGATGATCTGCACGTTTGCGGATACGAACGTTTCGGATTTTACCAACACGGATTCAGCACGCGCTACTGGC